CCAATCTTGATAAGTAAGAGCATCACATTCTATTTTCCATTTCAAAGGTAATCCAGCATGACTGGTAAAATCTCCTAGTTGAAATAAATTTGTTATAAAGCTAGAATTTCCACTCATATTATTCACAGCATGAACTCCTCTAAATCTGAATCTACAACGACACGTCTTCTCTTTTTTATTTGTTTAGTTAAAGTTTTTATCTTTTCATCTTTTACTTTTATTTTATCAATTCTATTTTTAAGAACATCTACAAAACTGTTAGTTACTTGAGATGCTGTTACATCAGCATTTTCATTTTCACTTATAAAATTTTCTATTCCAGATTGTGTTAAATATTTTAATTTTATTTCTTGTTGTTTCTTTTCTTTAGCTATTCTTCGTAAAAAAGCAAACCAAGTTATTTGAGTAAAATATGCAAAAGCATTAGGTTTCCCGGTTCTAGTTGCTGCTTCTAAATTATAATTACTTATAGCTTTAAGACAATTTTCTACAGCATCCATAACCATTTCTTCTCTGTAAGTATATCTTATAAAATTAGCTTTGTGAGATAATCCTTCAGCTATTTTTAAAAAGCATGTAGCAATATAGTCAGTTACTTTAGGAACTTCTTCTTTTTTGCTTTTGGCCTCGCCTGCTTTTTTTACGTAGTCAACAACTGCTAATGAAAAGTCTGCATTATTTACATAGTGCGCATTTTGCCTTTTAGCCATTATTGTCTCCTTTATATTAATTCTATCATAGTTACATAGCAATGTAAACTAAAAAAATATGCATTTTTTTCACTTTTTTTGAAAATAACTATTTACAAGCTTGTGAAACTGTGATAGAATAGAACTATAGTTCGGTGGGGAAGGGAATATACCGCCTAATGTACGGTCGGTGATTTAGGTCTAAATGTAATAATATTGTTTTCATTTTCTTCAGTACCATCTTCATTAATTAATTTTTCTAAATCTTTGATATCTTTTTGTAATTCTTTTATAACTTTATTTTTAGTATGCTTATCTAAATCTTTAATACTTAATCTAGCTTTACTTTTTTTACTAGGTTCTTCTACTTTTTCTAATTCAATACAAAACTTTTTATACTGATCTATGAGGTATTCAGATGGACTAGCTTCAACAACAATATGTAGACTATTTAAAACTTGCAAATTATCTTTGTGATCTTGAAACATAAGCCATGGTCTAAAAGCATAATATCTAGCACCTTCTCTATAATTTTCCATACTTATAACTTTCATGGCTTTTCTTATTACCATTGAAGGTTCTTGTTCAGATGGCCATTCTACAACCTCACATACAATTTCTTCGTCATTTGTAAGTTTAAATTGTTTTATTTCATAATTCATTTTATATCTACCTTGTGTATATTGTATTTGAATTTTTCTTTTTTATATATCTTTATTCTTTCTAGCGCATGCAAGTATGAATAGTTGACTTTATCTTTAGATCTAATATCATCACCGATATCAAAAAGTCTAGTATTAACATTATTATCGCTTTTTCTTAATCCTCTTCCGATACTCTGTAAGACTCTAATTTGTGACTTACTTGGGCTAGCGAAGATAATGTTATGCAAGTTCCGAATATTAATACCAGTAGAAAAAGTCCCGAGACTGGCAACAATAATAGCGTTATCTTGTTTTTCAACTATACCTCTTATAGCTTCTCTATCAGTAGTAGCTATTTCACCGGATACAAAAAACAACTTTCTCTTTTCATCTATTCTATTATATATTAGATCGTAAAGTACTTTACCATGCTTTTCTACATACTGAAATAAAACTAAGGTATTCCCCTTTTGATCAGCTGCTAATTTACTAATAAAATTATTTCTATTACTATTATTTATTATGTAATCAATCTCTTCTTGATAAGTTTTTTTACCAAAATTTAATTTATCAGAAGCACTATATTGAAGCATTATTACAGATATATTAAGTTGAGCTAAAGTATCAGAATCTTGCAATTTGCGCGTTGTAGTTACTTTAAATATTTTTCCAAATAATCCTTGCAATACCAATTCATGCGTTTGAGTACCATCTAAAGTTCCAGTTGTACCAAATCTGTATTTTGCTTGCCTAGCTTTATGCATTATAGATGTCAGAGACTTAGCTTTAAATCCATGGCATTCATCGCCAAACACTAAACCAAATTGATCAAACCAATCTATATTCAAACGATGTATAGATTGCCATGTACTTATCATAACTTTTTTATTTGTGCTTTTATCTTTACCAGAATATATTAAATGATTATGATCATAACCATAAGTTTTAAAATCATTATTAAGCTGCTCAACTAAAGAAGTAGTAGGAACAATAATTAAAACTTTATCATCATAGTTATCTATGTACCATCTCATTAAACAATATATTATTAAAGATTTACCAGATCCTGTAGGAGATACTAATATTGCACGCATTCTTCTGATGCCTTCAACAAAAGCGTCAAATTGATAATCTCTAATTTTATGAGGAAGATTTAAAGATTCTATAAATTCCATTAAGAATTTTAAATTTATAGGATTCTCTTCATCCGGAGAACCGTAAACAGAAGGTACATACTCCATACTATAGTTTCTTTTTGAACTAAAGTTTCGTAAATAAGGATATAATCCAACAGGTAATTCTCCAGATGTTGTGTTAAATAATTTTATTTTACCATCCCATATACGCCTTCTAAATGCTGGCATAAATTTATAACCGGGAACGTAAAAAGAAAAAAATTCTTTTAGTTCTTCAGCTATACTAGGATCACATTTAATTTGTAATACACTTTCATTTTGTTTAGTGATTACTAACTTATCCACCACTCTCAAATACTTTCCACTTTATCATATTACTAATAGTTTGATGTCGCCATTTTAAAGTATCAACAATCTCTGTCAATACTGAAACTGTATTTTTATAATATTCTATCTTTTCTTCAGATTTTTGAATCTCAGGATCTGCGTCATAATAATAATCCATTTCTCCTTTTAATATTTTTAATCCATTAAAAGGATCAGGATTCCAATTTTTTTCTTTTATTTCTTCTTCTGATAATTTTCCATTGTAATATAGCCATTTATCTTTTAATAATACTTTTTGTTCCATTTCAGATTTTTTCAACTGAAACTTTGCTAAACTTAAAAGTTCTAAATATTTGGCATGTAGTTTTGGAGTTTGTTTAGAAGATTCATCAAGAGGCATCTCGATTAAAGAGTCAGTTTTCCACTGCTCTAAAATATCATTCAATTGTATCATAATATTCCTTTATTTTATTTCAAAGTAAGTAAATCTAAATGAAGCTGGGAATGTTAGAAATGATTCTCCACCAGCTATAGACTGGAAATTTAAGTCTCCTAATTGGGTTGGTACACAATCTTTATATAAAATTGATTTTGTTAATATATTTTTATTATTAAGTATCCCTACTGTAATATCAGCTTGTGAAGGACTTAATGTATCACTTCTATTTGATGTGATTGCAGAAGTATAATTTTTTTCAGTTAAGTCTTCTAACCAAGAATATAATTCAGTATAAGATTTCATATCTTCATCTAGTAATATCGTTAAAATTACTTCACTAAATATAAGTTTATCTCCTGGTAAAGGAATACTTCCAATTCTTTTAAATGGAATTTCAACAGCACCCATTGTCATACCTGGATGTTGAAATGATTGGCAAAAGAATTCTAAATTAGAATAGTATTTTCTATCAATAACAACTTTATAACCAGTAGGTTGAAGGTAATTAAAATTAGTAGTAAGTGTAGATTTAGTCGACATAATTTTATTTATACAAAAAATAGGGGATAGCTTTTACACTATCCCCAAGTTTAAATTAACGTTTATTGTTAATTATGAATATTATACGTCGAGGATTTTGTCGACTTTAAATATTCTGTAATATTGGTTAGTTCTTGGTGTTGCCAAACCATTAGAAGGATTAGTTCCTACAAATGGGTTTGATACCATTCCATATCGGGTCTTAAAGCCGATTCTTGGCTGGAATGTATCTTCTGCAACTGCTCTGACCATTGTTAGTGGTACGTATGGGCAGTAGAAAAGACCAGCATCGTATGGGTTAGTTCCTTTGTAACCAACTGTTACATAATCACCTGTTGAATAAGGATCGATGTATACTCTTATTTTGCCGTTCATAGTACCAGCAAATGTGTTTCCTGTGTCATCAACATTAAGATTTGT